GGCTTGAAGAAGAAATATCCAACTTTAAAAAAGATCTAGCACAGTTAAGCTGGTACATGCGAGGCGGTGTAACTTATGAACAACTATTACATATCTACAGCTATGATGATAGAGAAGCTATGTATAAAGTTATCAAAGATAATATTGAATTAACAAAAAATTCAGGAATGCCGTTGGTCTAATTATTTGTTGTAGTACTTGCTAGTATCTACAGGAACACGTATTAATTGATTGTCAGCATTGTACTTGTACCCTGGCGGAAGATAAAAATTGGGATCTTGAGACCACTTAGTTTGTGTTTGTGGTGTTAATCCTTTTGCCTTCATCTCCTCAGGACTTAAAGGTGTATATGGCTCACCTTCTCCAGATTTATCATCTTCTTTACCTGTAACAACATCTACCATCATTTCGGTTGCTTTGGTTATTACATTCATAATGTTTTGAAACCAACCACCCATCTGATTAAACAATTCAACACGATTTGCCACAGAAGTAACATCCATTAATTCAGTTAATCCACCTAGTGTGGTTGTAGCTAACCACATTCTACCTGCATCTGTTCCTAACCAAGCCGCAAAAGCTGCTTTTGCAGCAGGTTTAGTAATTTTATCAATTATAGCTACAACTGCGTTGTAAGGTTTAGTTGGTAAAACTTTGCTTAAAAATTTAACAATACCACCTGCGCTATTGACAATTTTTCCGCCTACAAACAAGGACGCCATTTCTGTTAAGAGTATACCTAATTCAATTCTCTTGTGTTCTTCTAATTGTTCTTTAGATAAGCCCTTCTTGCCCCACTCTTCCATTTTCTTGAAATAATTATAAATTGGTGTAGAAATGGCCAAACCATTGATTAATGTAGGTAACCAATTTGGTATCCTTTCGCCAAGCGGTAAGAGCATTTTATCATAATCAGCTAGTAGCTTTGCTGAAGCCCTAGCTTCTGTTTCTGCGGCTCTAATAGCATCATCTGCAACACCTGCATCTTTGGCTATTTTTCTTCCTGATTTTATTACTTCTTCGATATCCTTAGAAGTAGTTCTAGCAGCCGCTACCCAAGCTTCTGCTAGCTCTGAAGAAGTTTTTGATCCTACTTTAACTTCGGCACTAATTGCACGTAGTACATCAGCTAGAATTCCGCTACCCTTAGACGCAGCCCTAACAACCAACATCCAAGTAGATTCTTCATTTAGAATACGCGATTCTGATATTATTTCATAAACTTTCATAGTTAATATTTATCGATGATGAACTACGTTCATCAGTTCTTCGCTACCGCTCGAACTTTTCTTCTATTGTTAATCGTTGCAAGTGCGAAGCACTTTAAATATTATCCAGATTGTTCAGTCACACTTAGCCCAGATTGGGCAAAGAACATTATCCGAGTTGAACATGTCACATAGCAGTAGAGCATTACAGAGGCGGTTGTCCGGTACCTCGAGCCCAGTCTTTTTACAGCGGCGGTTTAGGTAAATCTGCTATCACTTGCCTAAACGTGCAGGTTTTCCCTGCTCATTTTGCCTTTTTGTCTATTCAAACAACCAAACAGCAAGGTCTTTGCCATCGTCATCCTAATGGGTAGTGGTTGAGCACTCTTAACGGCGAGAGATTTCCTTCCCTGCGACCCGAGGTCCAGGTTTTGGGGCACACGAAATTAGCCTGTGCCAGCTTTAACCGTTGGATTTTGCCTGTGCTTGTTCTATTAATCGCTGTCTTAGAATAGCAGATCCACCTACACGCACATTAATAATGCCATTGTAGTATTCATCTGACTCTAAAACACGCCGTTCAAATTGTTCTCTTGCCTCTAGGTATGACATTTCTGCCTTACTTTTGCAATAGTATAATATTTCTCGGGTGAATTTTTCTGGACCTTGTGCCTGGACGTCTGCGTTTAACCTATCAGAAGAACCCCAGTAGTCGCGCCAATCGCTTTCTACAGTACTTCTTCTTTTGAGCTTTTTGCCTTTGAGTGGTGGTTTTGTGCGTTTAAACTGTGCTAGTTTTTTGCCTATATATTTTTGTCCAGTTGTGAGATTGGTTATTAAGTAAACAAATCCAATATAACCTTCAGGTATTTCTTCAACTGTTTGTGTTTGATATGTCCATAGCATCTACTATGTATCGTTAGCCTGTTGCTTGGCCTGTCTCTTTTGAGCTTGCCTACGTGCTTCTTTTTCTGCCAAAATTGCTTCTTTTTCTATTGCCCATTCACGCACAGCCACACGCCGCGCTGAACAGATGCGCCTAATTTCACTTAAACTTTGCCTTAATCTTATAGCAGATGCTTTGGTGGCTTCATTCATCCACTGCTGGTTGGCCGCAAAATAGCGTCTAAATTCAGCCATCAGTTGATCGTGAAGCTCTTCATCTTGATGCATCTATAACTCTCTGCCGTAATTCGCTGGTACTAAACGAATGCCGCCTTTTATTAAAATAAAATTCCATGGGAATATCGTGTCCTGTAAATTCACGGCCTTGATATTCTTCGCCTAATATCCTAACATCAATTGGAAAAGAAAGCAACACATCTCGAAGCTCCTTTTCTGTAGCATAAACCACAATTTCGTCCACAAATTTGCAGGCCTGTAGTTGTACATAGCGTTCAAAAATACTTTGTACAGGTTTATTTTTAGTGTCAGGACGGTCAATAGTTGGATCAGTTTGTAGGCCAACTATCAAATAATCGCATTGGGCTCGTGCTTCTTTAAGCATCATAATATGCCCTGCGTGAAACAGATCAAATGTTGAACAAGTAAATCCTGTTCTCATTCAGAGATCTCCAAGTCTGTAGCATAGCTGGTAAAACCGTTTTCTTTGATCACTTTGAGTACATTGTTAACACGACCAATTAGTTCATCTTTGTGCGAAATTAAGAAAATGTTCTTCTTACGTTCTCGCGACATCTTTTTAAGAACTGCCAGTGCGCCCTCAACTCCGCTAGCATCTAAGCCGTTGTCAATCAGCTCGTCGACAAACAACAAGTTGATCTGCTGATATAAACTTTCCCATACATCACGGAATGCCCACGACAAGCCAAGAATTAGACGGTTTCGTTCCCCACGACTTAGATTATCAAAATCTAAATCTTGACCTAGCTGGGTAATTTCAACTGTTAGATCATTCTGGAATACCACTGTATGTGGCAAGCCCATCTTGTCCAAGTAATAGGTCAATCTATTATTAAGATATGCTAGGTTTTGATCTATGATCTTTTTACGAATGAAACTGTCTTTACTGGTTAATAATTTTAACAAAAATTCTTGGTGTTCTTTAAGGTCATTGAGCGTGTTCACAGAATCCCAGGAAATTTCCTGCATGGCAGTATTGAGCAATTCGTCAATCTGCTCCTGATATGGATCTGTTTCACCTGCTTTGACGGTCAACTGTGTTTCTAAACTTTTTAAATTATTTTGATGTTTTAGTGCTTCTTCTACTGTGTCATAGTAGGTGTCGGGCCTTAGGCCTAACTCGTCAATTTCTTTAATTTCTGACTGTACTTTGTAAAAGTCATTCATCAGTTTAGTAACATAGGCCTGCGCCTCATCCAAATGATGCTGAGCCGTGGTCGTCATTTCAGTATGCTTGTGATCGTGCAGTTCTTGCTCACATGCGTGGCACTGCTTATTCGCCAACTTCATAAGCTCGCCGTTGTACTTCGTAACGCTTCGCTCTGCTTGCGCTATCGCGCTTTCTAACGTAGCACGTTCTTTTTCTAGGCTTTTCAGCTTCGCTGATTTTTCTAAATACGCTTTCAGCGCGGAATGCTTTGCAAGTTCGGCATCAATATCTACATTTTCTAGCTCTACAATAGCCCTACCAATTTTTTCTAGTTCACTATCGTGTTGCGTATTCCATGCGTTTTGTCTTAGAATTAATGCATCAATACTTTGTTGTATTTTTTCATTAGATTTCTTAGCTGCCTCTATATCTGCTGTTTCTTGGAAAATAGCGTCTTTAGTTTCTTTAATTAATTCTTTTAAATTTTCAGCTTTTTCACTTAATAATGTTATTCCCAATAACTGCTCAATAATCAAACGTTGATCATTTGCCCGCATACTTAAGAAAGGTTCTGTATATGTGTTTAGAGCTACAATATGTTTGAACATATCATGACTCATATCTAACAATGCATCAATGTCTTTTTGTGTTTCTCTATTATCTCCTTGAGCATCATCGGTTTCTTGGTCCTCTTGCTCAACATCATTTACGTAAAACTGGAGTATGTTAGGTTTACGCCCTCGCTCAATACGATAGTCTATGCCGTTCTTTTCAAAACTCAGTGTAACTAACATATTCTTATTGTTAATTTTATTAATAAGATTGTCTTTTTTAATGTTAGTTAAGGCATTACCGTATAGTGCATAACTAAGTGCATTGACAATGGTAGTTTTACCTGTACCATTCCTCGAGCCCGAGTCATCTCCGCCCTGATCAAGATTTTCTCCTAATACAAGGGTTAAATTTTCTTTATCAAATTGTACAGCTTGGGTTTGATTGCCCACGCTCATAAAGTTTTTTACAGTTAATTCTTTGATTCTCATAGGCTGTTGTATATCTCCAACAGGGTGTTTTTATTATATTTGTCGCTATCAATGCTTACAATTTGACTAGATACAATTTGATCTACACTTTCAAATGCTTGTATGTCTATGTCAGTACTAATCTCAACTTGTTTTTTTTCAGTTATTAAGGTAAGCTCTCGAATTTTGTATTGGGCCATGAAGTTTTCTTTGATAAAACTTGCTTCTTCATAGGTAATATCAATATCTAATGCCACACGTAAATGTTGTTTTGGTAATATAATACTATCTGCTTCGTCAATTAATTGACTTAGTTTAACTGTGCGGAATGTAGGTTGGTCTGGCCAGCTATGATATTCTGGCTTGCCGCCCCATTCTAATATCATCATGCCACGTTCATCGTCCCATGCATCTGCATAATTGTGCGGAAAAGCATTGCCAATATAAATCATGTTTTGTTGTTGCTGACGCTTGTGAAAGTGTCCGCTAAAACCTAGTTCATAATTTTGAAAATCTTTTAATTGAATCTCGCCATGATCTGGCATTTGCACCATTGCGTTCATAAAAAAGCTAGGTAATTCAAAGTGGCCAAAGATATACTTGCCACCTTTTTTGCCTACACTTTTCCATTCATCGCCTACAAGCCACGGGCAGAGTGTAACATCTCCAATGGTAGTCGGTTCGTGGACCACAGTGATTCCGGGGATATACTTGCCAAACTCGACAGAATGGATATCCCGTTTATCTTTATAATACAAATCATGATTACCAGGGAAAAAGTAAAATGAATCAAACGCCTTACCGAGCTTTTCCAAGGCCCTAAGGCTATAGTCCATAGTAGTGATATTAAGACTATTGCGATTGTGGTGCCAATCGCCCATAAAAATTCCAACGTCACAGCCTTCCTCCTTTGCCTTTCTAATATACCAATCTACAAAATCTTCACAGTCTTGATTGTGTACCGAGCTGTTAGATTTTAACCCAAAGTGTATGTCTGTAAAACAGGCAACTTTTTTAAACAAGTTTGTCATTCATGATCCTCGTTATGGCGTTTTAATGCAGCCTCGTGTTCGCCTTGTCCAGTTCTACTGTAACTAGGATTCATACCGTTAATTTCTAAGATATCGTCACGAATATTTTGATTACGCTTCTCAATATTAATAACACGAACAAAACTATTAGTAACGGCGGCAGTAAAATACGCAAAAGGATTATCAGATTTTGATTCATCAAATTGTAGTCCTATCTGTGTTAACTGTAAAATAGCCTGACCCTTCATCTCGTCGTTGTAAGTATATCCACGAACATTGCCACGGGTAGCATATCTTTCACATAATTTAATCATCATTCGTGCTAGGTTATTAGTAATTTGCCCAGCATCTTTATCAAAATATCCCTTGGTTAAATCGCCCTTCCAGTGACTTTTTCCAACACACTCTAATTCTTCATTTTCATTAAATTTGTAATGTTGGAACGGCGGAAAGTTAACTTTGTCTCTATGGTCCGCTAGACTCTTTGGATTCTTTTTGCGTGTATTGTTTAATGGAATATGATCATATGTCATTATCCTAAAAATTAAATCTGTTTTAGGTATTTTTTTATAATCAATCTCGCAATCTGCTTGTTTGATTTTTTCTCCAGCCTTACGCCTAGAATCAAAAATTTCTAATCCTAACCGTTTTGCCCTATTTCTTTTAGCTTCTGCTATTGTTCTAATATTAATCTTGTCTACACTAGGTAAAATTATATCATATTGGTGATATTCTGGGTTGGTAAAACTGCAATATGTACTCTTTGATTTGTGTATTTCTAACAACATGTCTTTATTATTAAGATAGTTGACTTTGGTGTTCATGTAATCAATCCTATTTTGTAAATTATAAACTATGCACTTAATAAAGTCAAATAAATATATTACCAAAAAGGAAATATTATGGGTTTATTAGACAGTAGTTCAGCTTTTGCAGGCGCATCAAACTTAGTTAACGGTGTTTCCGGAGCAGTCAACGCAGGCGCAAATTTAGGTGCAGCCTTAGCCAAGGGCTTTGATGACGGTGACGTTTTATCAGCAATTAGGGCTATAAACTTACCTGATGCAGGCGAAGCAATCGGAGATATTGCAGGGGCATTGGCTAGTTTTGGCGGCGATGCTAATCCCAATGATTGGCGTGTAAGATTAAGT